TGTCTGCCGCAGTGCCCGAGTAAATGGAGATTGTCCCATTCTCGCCTTTAACGTGTGCCGCGTCCGTCTTGCCGATCTGCGCGTAGTCAAACTGCAGAGGCGTCGAGTTCACCCGCGACGCTTGCGGTACGGACGGCATCCCCTCGACAGTCCGCACCGTCTGCCGGATTCGCGTTACAGCGTCACCAGAGAACGTATAGCCTGCCATCAGGGAGCCCCGTTCTCTTCGATGGTGCACCACGCAAACGGGCCTTGCATCCCGGTCGAACTGCTGACAGCCAACGCGATGGACAACACATCCCCGACAGCCACAGTCGTGTTGCTCAGTGTGCCATCGACTACCGCTCTGTCTGCGGTGGCGTTCGTGATCGTCACGACACTGGAGAGAACCGTTGTCCCGTTCTTCTTCAGGTCGAAGGTAACGCTCGCACTCGTTCCGGTATCGTTGCAGAGTGCCGCAAACTGACGGATGGTCCCCGCCACCTCGCACACGTGGACGATCTCTTCACGGGCCACTGGAGTCCCGCCGATTGCCAAATCGAAGTTGGTCCACGCCCGATACAAGTGCTGCTGCTTGTCAGCGTCGATCTTCGTGCCGCTGCTGATGTGCTGGTCCTCGACAGATCCGGCATCGAGTTGCAGAGTTCCAATGAGTCTGGCCATGCTATGTCACTCCGGGGAGAACGGAAAAGTTTCGAGCGTAATAGACGGTGAAGTCTCGGTACTTGGCTCGCTCTGGGGTTGGATCGCTCAGCACCTTCCCCGCCCCATCGAGTAGCCGCAGGGACGCCACGGGGCGTTTAACGCTGCTGTCGTCCATGATGTGAATTCGCTTCTCGCTGTTCGCGGGATCGATCTGGCGGTACCCCTGATCCAACACCTTCAGTGGAATCCACTTCTCACGCCTACGCTCCAGCGTGTACGAGAACTCGAAGTACTGGTAGTCGCCCTCAATCTTGAGTTCGCTCACCTCGATGTCTGAAATCTTGGCTTCGTACTGGCCGATCACCACGCCGCCGATTGTGATTGCCGCATTGTTCACCGCGTTCTCATAGTCCAGCATGAACGTCGGCACGTCGGCGACGTTCTTGGAAACGCTCACCGTCCAATAGGCTCGATCCACTTCTACGGGTGGGTCGAAGTAGTCGCCCGCACTGTTGAGGATTGCTTTGTCGTTGATGTCTTTCCAGATCGCTTTCTGATAGCTCGCCGTTCGCCATCGGATGCGGGCCGGACGGTTCAGCGGGTTCTCCTCGCTCTCGTTCTCCTTGATTGGCTTGCTGCTGTACTCCGCCTCGATCGTCCACTTTCGCGGGGCTCCGTCGTCCTGTGTCACCTTGACGCTGCGGCAGGAATGGCCCACCAACACCGGGTGATACGAGACATAGGGAAGCGGGAGGATCGAGTTGTCCAGCCCGTACTGGTACACGTCGGCCGATGTGTGGAAGTTGTGGGAGGCGACGGCCAGCCACTTCCGCGAACTCGTGGAATCGAACGGCCGCGAGTAATCGAGGGACTGGCCAGACACCTCAGCCATCTTGGTAATCGCCATCAGTCGATCTCCAATCCGTCGTCAGCAGCCATGCCCTCGAGCGCGTCGAGTTGCTGTTGCTGTATGCCTAATTGCTGCTGCTGAATCCGAAGCATCTCGTCTTGCTTGTCCGCCCCACGCATCGAGGCGAAGATCGACGATATGGCCTCCTTGCTGCCCATCTGCAGGGCCGCCGCGCCCTTGTCTTTCGCTGCGGTGTCTGTCTCTGCACCCGGCGGCGGCTTGATCCGTGGCGTGATCGGCTTCTTTTCGACTTCGGCTTGCAGGCCCTCCATCGTGGTTGCCATGTCGGCCTGTAGCTTGCCCTCCAAGTCCGACACCATCGCCCCGAGTGCGTCTTCGACCGCCGTCGGAACACGATCCGCAATCTTCGGCAGTTCGGAGACCGTTGACTTGAACCCGTCAAGTAATGGAGTCCACGCAAATTCCAATGCCGTCGTTCCACCGCTGGCGATGTAATCCCAAATCGCCACCATGTTCGCGCCGATGTTGTCGCCGATGTTCTTGAACACCGTCGCGACGACTTGCCACTCATCCATCCACAGATTCAACCAGTTGTCACGGAACCATTCGAGGTACCCGCCGACCACATCAGTGAAGAAATAGGCGACAGTGTTGCCCATCTGTGTGAATGCCAATGTGGCTGATGCCGCAACATATTCAAGAAACGCCCCGAGGTTGGTGATAATCGCAATCGCTGCCGCCATCGGTGGGACGAGTGAATCCCGAATCCCATCACCAATCGTCTCGAACTTCAGCAGCAGATCAGTGGCCGCAGGAGCGACGACGGTCGTGATCATCGTGGCCATGCTTTGCAGCGTCGGCAGAACCAATGCCCCAATGCCCTCGATTGCTCTCCCCGCGACGTTGTAGAGGATCACAAACGGATTCGACATTGCCTTCGCCGCTCCGCCAAACTCGGTTTTCAGCTCCTCCAAAATCGCCTTCTGTGCCCCCATCACATCACCAGATTTAACCATCTGTGTGATCTGCTCTCGCTGCTGCTCGGTGAATGACACACCGACACGCCGCAGGGCTGTCAGTCCGGTGATCGGATCATTCAGGGCTTTGCCGATCTGCACGATGCTGGATTGCATGTCCTGCCCCATGACTGCGGATAAGTCTTGGGCCGATACCAACGCCTCCTTGAACACGTCGCCCTTGATCTGCGTAAACGTCGCCAGAACCGCCGCCGCCGAGGTTGTCACGTCCGCATTCACGTCGTTGACAAGTTCGAGCGAGTCCGCGAAATCAATGATCTCTGCCGCCGTGAACCCCGCCGCCATGCCGGTTGATGCAACAACGGCTTCGAGTTTGGCGACTTGCTTGCGGGCTGCGATTGTGACCGACATTGCCCCAGCCAATCCGGCAGCAGCAGCCAGCCCCGCCACCGCAATCCCGCTCAGTGCCGCTCCAACGCCACCGACCACCGCCCCGATACCGCCAGTCACCGAACCGCTTGCAGCGCGTACGCTCGCCGCAGTCTTGTTTACCTGTGCCTCTGCCTGCTGCATCGGGCCGGTAAACTTCGAGGTGTCAGCCACGAGATTGGCAACAAGATTACCGATCACCGCCATGCTTTAGCCTCCTCATTCCGCGTGCGACTTCGTCCGGTGTCATCTCTCGCGGCTTTGGCTTGTCTTGTGGACGGAATGCCTCTGCAATCTTCCCCAGATCAGGCTTGCCACCCCACGCACTGGAAACAATCGCCGTCTGCACTGCCGCTCGGTAGTCGTCTGCTGGCTTGCCCCATCCCTCGATCTGGGCAAACGCTTTCAGCACCGTCAGTTGCTTCCGTGTCAATGTGTCCAACAGTTCTTCCCAGTCTGCTAACCGATGATCATGCGCCGCGAGTTTCATCACCCACAGCACATCATCATCGGCAGTCAGTTTTTTACCGCAGTGTCCACCTTGCCGGGGCTGGAAATCTTCTGAACCGCCTCGCTCAGTTGCTGGATCACGTCGGTTGGGATGTCCTCAATCTCAGGATCATCCGCCGCGAACAATGGTTCGCCGTCGGCATCAGTAACACACGTCGCGACCATGAACGCCAACAAATCCTTGCCCGCCCCAGACTTGGCCAACTCGTCAAACTTGCCAGCCTCCCGCAGTGTCAGGGGGCGGACCATGACAGTCTCCCCGTTGATCTCTACCGGCCGGGGCTGGCGTTTAAGAAGTGCTTTTCGGCTCACTCGTCCTCCTCGTCGTCTGTGTCTTGCGGCAGTTGATCAAAGTTCGGGCCGGGCTTGTACGTGCCGTCCGGGTTGTAGCCGGTGATAATCCCGGCATCGAAGAGCCCGAAGTCCTCCGGGTGAATCCCAGCGGACAGCCTACGGGCCGCGTGTTGGGCCTGCTGGCGTTGCTGGCCGTTCATTCCCGCCCACTTCTCACACTCTTCGTCGGCGGGCTCAGCGACGCCCATACGCACCAGCATGTAACAGTCTGGCCGTTCGAGGATCGCACCCAGTTCCCAGAACAACGCCGACTGATTCGCACCGTTCCGCCAGACGACACGCTCCACCGTCTGGAGTTGCTCGTCCTCAGACAGCACGGCCGACGGGCTCACTTCCAGATCATCGCGGATGATTCGCGCTTTCATCAGGTGGGCCACCCCGGATCGCCGTCAACCGTGTAGGTGATCGACGCCTTCAACCCGTCTTCCATCGCAACGGTAACGCCGAACTCGACGCCCGCCGCAGTGAAAGATTGATTGGTCGCCGCAGTGTCGGCATAGATGATCTTCATGGCGTTGTCTGCTGGAGTCGCCACCAGATCCGTGATCGCCTGATGTCCGGCCAGTGCGGGATCGTAGAAGATCTCCGCCGCGACGGTGCCCGGGTTGCTGTACCCAGTTTGCGAGAACGTCTTGTATGTGCCGCCGTCCAGCGTCGTGGACTCGAACGTCTCGCTCCCCGCTCCGCTGTGTTCAAGGCTCAGCATCTGCGCGATGTCCACCAGACTGGCGGAAACAGTGTGCTGCAACTTGGTTCCCTTGCACTTCACGATAGCCATTCACTGGCCCTCCTAAGTGTGCTGAATGATGAATGACAGACTCCGAACGTAATGCCGTGCATCCCGCCCGTCTCCGAGGTAGACAACGTCATCTCTGGCGTTCTCCCAGAGGACAGCGTTGATTGTGTCTGATGCTCCGGCCGCCCCGACGTAGTCGCGAAGGAACACCTCGACGGCCGTTGCTAATGCAATCGCTGCGGGCCTGTTGCTGGCGTAACAATCGATGTCCACATCAGACCGTCGCAGTGTGCCGCCCGTGCCATCGAACCGCCTGTATGGATCGTGGCTCGTCAGCGTGATCAGCACGTAGGGGGCTTTGACGCCCTCGACGGGATGATCCAAGAACACCGCATCAATCGACAGACCGCCGACAGTCTGGGCAGGGGCCAGCGTCGTGATAGACGACTGTGCCAAGAGCAGCGTGCGGAGTCCGGTTTCAATGGCCACTACTTGCCCTTCCGCTTGGTGATGTCCTTAATCAGCCGCTCCCATACGGCCGACTCCATCGCCTTAACTCCCGCTTGCCGCTTGGCCTCAACTCCGTGCTCAACAGCACGTCCGACGACTGGAGGCATCTTGCCCGTCTTCCAGTTCGTCACGTCTCGCAGGCTGGCACCGACATACATTCGAGTCCGCTTCACCACACGCTGCTTTGTACCAATCGCTGCCCACATCACATTGCGTGCACCCAGTCCAACACCTTTTGGCTTGCCCGCCTTCGTCACGTTCTTCCCGCTACGCTTCGGCTGTACCCGCTTTGATGCCGCAGCCACTGCAAACCCAGCTTTCGCCCCCTGCTTTTTGTACTTCGCCTTGGTCAGCCCACTGCCAATGAGTCGCTTGAGATTCTTCAGGTTCGCCGGGATTTGATGCTTGATCCCAACCGCGAACTCTTTGACGCACGCACGCAAGCCGGATTGGATCGCCGCCCGTGTCTGCTTGTCAGCGAGTTTGTTCAACGCCTCTTTTAACTGCTCGTCTCCCGCAAGCTGAATCACAGCCGCCTTAAATGCCGCTGTCCTCCGTGCGGACTTCTCCCGCCGCATACGTGCCATTTCCGCCTGTGGTGGCTTAGCCATCGGTGGCCACCTCCACGCACGAAAACCGCACCATCTCCCCGCCCTCATCCACGTTTACAGGCGGGCCGGAAATCGACAGCACCCGAGAACCCAGACTCAGGCGATGCTTGACAGTGATGCCGGTCGTCACCGGATCCGCTCGCATCGTGATTTGATGCGTGATGTCGCCAGCCACCTCGACGCCCCGCAAAAACTCACGGCTCCCGCGTGTCGCGACATGGCACCATCGCTCGGCGTAAATCACCCAGTTGCTGGCCGATGTCTCGTCGATCTGCCCCGCCGCGTTGACGGTCGCCGATAGCCGCTCGATGGTAACGCGATTGCTCAGGCTGCCGGCCTTCATGCGTATCCCCCCCACTTCAGGCGAGACACCAACGCCGAGTATGAGAACTCGATCTCCTTGGAGATTGTGCCAGTGATCGACGCTTCCGCATTCTCCAGCCAGTGGGCAGCCAGCAGCTTAATGGCCTGCTTGGCATCCTCTGGCACAGCAGACGCCGCACCGTATCCCGCCGTGTATGTCACCGCCACGGCCGAGAGTCGGTCGTATGTCGTGGGCCACGTCTGCCCGAACGCTGGCCGGATGATCGCGGGCTCAGCGTATAGATCCGCCTCGTATGTGCTGGCGGAGAGTGTCTGTTGTACGTTCAGTGAGTCGTAATAGGTGATCGATGTGATTGATTGAATGGGGGCCACATCGAAGACGACGTAGGCCGGGAGATAGTCGAGATACAGAATCCGCGTCTGTGTGCAGAATGCCCGCCGCGTGTCCTTCTCCAGCAGCGTCCGGGCCGCGACAAGGTATCCCTGAATCTTGCTGTCTTCGTGGTTGTGATCGATGCGGGAATGCAGCTTGAATTCATCCACGCTGACCGGCTCGACCACTGGAGCAACGCTTACCCGCGACGAGTGCCGCACGTTCAACATTGATTCCAGTGGTCGGGCCATGTCCCACATATCAGCGTCCCTTTCGAGAGAAGCGAACAGCACGCTCCGCAGCAGCCGGGGCCACTGCGGTTTCCATGCCGTCACCTGCTGGCCGTGCGATCCGCCGCTTAATCAGTGTGTTGGCCACACCGTCAGGCGGACAGATCACAATGCCAGCCTTGTATCCCTGCCAGCGTTGCAGGAGTTCGATCTTCACGCGGGCACCCGCAGGATATTCCCGAAGCCACGTTCGGAAGCCGACACCGGGTGATCGGAACCACGAGACAGCAACGCGAACGCCGTCAGGAAAGTACCGGTAGCACCGTCGCCAGCAGTCGCCACGAGATCGAAGTATCGCTTACGTCCCCGCAAGTCCACCTCGAACTTGAAGCACTTGTTGTCGTCGGTGGAACTGGGCAGGGTGGAGGTTGTGCCGGCGATGCCCGCCGAGGTGCCGTAGACAAGTCCGGTAACGTCGGCGTAACTGCCGTCGGTGTCGGATTCCTGCAACTTCAGGGCCGTCATGGCAATGTCCGTCGCCCCGACATACACGAACACTTCGAGATACTCGTATCCCTGTGTGTCGATGCTGCCGGTGGTGTAACTGGCATTGTCCACAATCGCAGCCGGGGGCGTGATCGAGACAAACTTGCTGTATTGGGCGTGATTCATGGATTCACCTCAGCTCGCGGGAGTGGACAGCATGATCACCGGGCCAGCGACCGACGCCGTACCGCGCTCATGGTAATTG